CGACTTTTTCTGCAGGCACATCAATATAGTGCTCAGCAAATAGGTTGCGTAAACCGGCAATAAAATCTTCGGTCATTTCGGAACGGAGACCAGATTCAATAGCGATTTGATTTTCTTCCATCCATTGTTCAACAATGTAAGATAGATAGTCATCAACTTTCTCTGTCAAATCTTGCTTGATAGATTCAACTGCCTCTTCAAGCATACCAGCATAACGCTCTTCAGTTTCTTCTTCAATTTGTGTTACACGGTCTTGAACACGAGCTTCAAAAATTGTAGAAACTTTAGATTTGAATTCTTCTGAAATGGTAGAATCATCAGCAAAAAGAGCATCAATGTCCTCTTTCATTTTCTTCTTCATCATTTCTTTCTTTTCTTCCATGTCATGCGATTTTTCAGCAATGACTTCTTCTTCGGACTCTGTTTCTTCCATTTTGGCAGAAGCTGCGGATGGCTTCGTTGTTGGAGCAGTTGCAGATTTAGCGCCCTTGGTTGTGTCGATTTTATTAGAATCGTCAGTTGGTTTGCTGTCTTGTGGTGTTGGACCACCTAAATCAACAGTTTCGCCATCTAGTTTTTGTGAAGGCATAGCTGGTGCAGCACTCTTGCTTTGTGCAAGAATTTCTGCGGCTGCCTCAAATAATTTGTTTGATGCCATTAGGAATCTCCTTATGATTTTCTATTTATAAAATTAAAGTTTTCGGATAAAGTTTTCAAACAAGGTTAAGGCAACCTGTTCTATGTCTTTGCGTGATGCTTGTCTAATTTGTCTTTTTGCTGAATCAATGTCGGCCTCTACGAAACGACCATCAACAAATAACCACTCTTTGTTTTCCATAATTCCATTGACAAATGCACCTGGAGCAGAAGGATCTGCTACAATATCGGCTGCCGTTGCCAATTTGAAATCATCTTGAACCAAGTTATAACCTTCTTTTGTTTGCATAAGTGAACCCATGCCACGAGAAGATACTCCAAGGTTAACACCAGAATCAATAAAGTTTTTAACAATTTGACCATAGGGTGTTTCTAAAATCATCGCTTTACCAATGAATGCCTCACCATTGTCCTCAAGTGAAACAATCTTATGTGATACACGCTCTAAGTTAATAGATGGGGTATCAGGATGACCTAATTCACCTAAGGCACGATTTGTTTTGACAAACTCCTCATTGTAACGACCAACTTCTTTAGACAAAGTATTTTTTGTATAGAGTCGGTTGTTTTTATTTGGTTTGTCGTAAACTAAAAAAGGACCGGTAATATACAGGTTCTTTTTGCCGTTTTCAGTAGCTTCAGTAATATACTGAACTTGTTCTATTCTTTCTGTAATAAGCTTCATATTACATTCCTGTTAATGGTGTTGTGTAAGCAGCAGTTTTAGTTAATTCTAAAAATAATGTTCCGCCAGTTGTAACTGTAATAACCACATTAGCTGTGCTATTGTTAGCAATTGAATATCCCCATTCATCAGCTTTATATTCACCAGCATTATGGAATGTACCAATTACGTTGCCATTGCGAACAATAGTAATGTTACCGTTTGTTGACCAATTAATTCTTTTAATATTAGCAGCGCTAACAACTTCATTGCTATTAGCAGCTAAAGAAATAAGGTTAGCATAATAGGTGCCGGTGCCTTCAACACGAACAACCGAAACTGACCTTAATGAATTTGAAATTTCTATTGGCATTTTATTTTATTCCCATGGATGTGCGGCGTCTGATAGACATTTTTCTTTTGAGTAATGTTCTACGCAATTTAGCTTTACCTTTTGTCTTCCAGTACCTTTTTAATTTTCTTGTTTTCTGTATTCTTTCAATAGCAGGTATTCTTTTAACTGTATTACCTGATATTCTATAACCTTTTATTGCAGATTTTCTTACATTCTTTTGAACAACAATTCTACCTTGTGCATTTCTACGAATACGGCGCCGAATCTTTTTAACTCGACCCATTTTAATCACATTCGTTGAGGCTTCATCTAATTGTTCTTCTACTTCAACATAAGTATTTCTACCTATAATTTCTCTTTCTTCTGCCAAATAATCAGCAGCTATCTCATCAAGGCGATTGAATATAAATTCTTTTGCCTCAATAAGTTTGTTTTTTCCAATAAGGTCAACAAAGCTCATTTCATTTTACTAACAGCAAAGTTGGCTGCTTTTTGCATATGATGTGATGACCTTGCCACCATGTCAGCGAATTTCTTTTTATTCTCGTCATTCAAACTTTTATGTACCATTAATACGGCATGAGCAGTTTGAACATCAACCTTACTGGCAGAACCATCTTTATGGTTTACTGTGCCATGACTATGACTATCTTTAATCTTTTGTAGTTGACCCATTGCATCAACTGCTTCGGCCTGAATAACAGGTTGAGAAGATGTTGCATAAGGTACAGCAAAATCTTTATCTAATCGGTCATTATGATACAAAGCAATTTTAGTACCATCAGGATATAAACGAATTGCTTTGCGTTTTAATACCAATACAAAAGGAGGGTCTTGTGCTTCTGTTAACTGCACCACTTCTTCTTTTGCTAATTCAACTGTGCCATCTGCTACCGCTGGATTATCACCAAGTTTAATTCGATGAGCTTTATACTTTCGACCAGTCTTATCAATCTTAAAATCTGAAGTATCTACAATATCTTCTCTAACAGCCCGGCGAGTTTGTTGAAAGATTTGTTTATTGTTACTAATCAAATCTACCATTTTATTAAAAAGATTTTGAACAATCATTCTATCAGCAGGACTAAAGTTTGGTTTTTCTTCACCCATCTTATCTAAGATTTTGTGAATACGCTGTATCTGTGCCTTATTGGCAAGACCAGCACGAACCAACATATCAAACTTTGAATAGTCTGATTTTTCTTCTTCTAATAGAATGTTTTTAAAATCTTCTAATGACTTCATTCTTGTTCTATTGGTGTATCCGCAGTATTTTGGACTTCTACTGTATCTTCTTGCCCATTAAACAAAGCATTGGCTAATTCTTGTTTACGAGCATCTAGTGCCTCAAAGGCACGAGCAGACAATAAATCTGCTAATGTTTCTTTTGCATCAGAAGCTTGACCAGAAGCTAACTGATTAATAAATGTTTCTGCTGTCATGTTATTCTCCATTATCTCTTATTTATATTAAAAGCATACTTATTTACCGCATCATCCAACTGAGGAGTTAGCGACTCCGTGCCGCTGCTTTCCTGAGTGTTGTCCTCGGCTTGACTTGCTGCGTCTGCGTTGGTTGCTTGGGCTGAGGTTTCTTCGCCATCAGCAAGAACGGGTTGGCTGCCTTCTTCTTCAATTTCTTTCTCCATTTCTTCAATTTCTTCGTCAGTCATACGAAGCACATTTTTCTTAACCCATTTACTAGAGTAATACTTGCCAATAAATGGGTCTAACTGTGTTGCTGTTAATACACGCTCACGAATAAGTTCCGCTTCACGCATTTCAACAAAATTATTATCTTTCTTAAAGTCATAATAAATTGATTCTTTGAATTCGTCCCATTCTTCTGTGGTACAAATTCCTTTGAGTGCTAATTGAACACGCAAAGCATCATCAAAGATACGAGAAAACTTATTACGCAATCTAGCAATAAACTTACTAAACTTAACCTCATCACGGGTTACTTCAGTTGTTTTACCAATACCCATAATGCCTGCACCTTGCTGTGGGTCAAGGCGAGAAATTGGAACATTCAAAGATTGTAATAGTTTCTTTTGAAAGTATTGAACATCTTCCATTTGGCCAAGGTTTTGACCAGCAGGAAGTGTAGTAATCTCGGTGCCTTTACCGCCTTCACGGCGTGGTAACCAGAAATCTTCCAACATGGATAAATGTTTACGCTCATCACGCAACTCACCTGTGTTAGCATCATAGACTAACTTGTTGCGATACTGTGTCATAATAGAACGCATATATTGTTCGGCTTTACCTTTTGGTAAATTACCAACATCAATATAAAATATACGGCGTTCTGGTGCTCGTGATAGGCGATAGATTACAACAGCATCTTCAATCATTCTTAATTGATTGAGAGCTTTAATTGCTTTATGTAAATACGAAATTACAAATGTATTCTTTGCATCCATCAAACCAGAGTTCACATTAATAATGGACTCAGGTGCAATTCTTAAACCTTGATTTGTAGATGAAGTAAATGATTGTGTTGCCGTACCACGGTCATTGTAAATATAATATTCAGCTACAGACTTAATAATCTGAGCACCAGTTTTACCATCTCGGTCTTTTTGAACTTCACGCACTTTACGAATCTTGCGTGGGTCAATATAACGGAGCTCTTTGATGCCTTCTTTTGGTGAGGTATCGTTTACAATAACATGATAGTAAATACGACCATCAATATACCAACGTTTGAATAGGTCATCGGCAAGATTACTGAAGTTTAACATTTTTTGAATGTTGTTAAATTCTTCAATAATTTTTTTCTTAATTGTTTCAGGTTGTTTTAGATTATCTAAATTGATATCCATAACCTTGCCATCAACATCATGTGTAATAGCTTCATTGACAATCTCATCAATGGCCATATCACATTCTGGATGGTTAGACATTTCACGATAACGAGTAATTAACTCTAACTCATTACGAATAGAACCCTCTAGGTCAACATATGTACCATAGTGAGCATTTTGAGTAATAGTAACCGCACCATCATCAATGGTTTCGGTTGGAAGCGAAAAAGAAGCTTGCTCAGGTTTCTCAACCTGAACAATATCCTTTTTACCTAGTGTAAAGCCAAAAAGTTTTACCGCCATTTTATATCATCCTAAAAAGTAAAGAAGGACCGAAGTCCTTCTCCTTACACAACACCGGTTTCTACTGATTCCCACCACTGGTAGGACAGAGTTACGGTAAATTCTTCAATAGTATCGTTAGAACCCCAATCAACATCAATTGGTGAAACATCAGTTGGGAACACACCTAAGAATTTATACTTCTTAAGCGATTGTCCTGCTTTACCAAATTGTGTAACATCAGAATCAACTGTGTAACTACCAGGTGTCTGAGCTAATGGATTACGAACATTCAAACTATGACTATTGATGCCATTCAACCAACGCTCAAAAGCATTGCGAACAACAAAATCTTCATCGTTAATAATCGTAATTACCCAATCTTGGAATGTGCGATTGCCTGCAAACTTTAGTTCACGACCAAAGTATTGAACAGGAACTACACCAACTGTTGTGC